GAGCTTAAGGGTTACGCATGCCATTGAGGTATTCAAACTAATCCTAGCCCACATCGATTTAATTGTCCTCTTGTCCGTCGCCGTAATCGTATTCATCACGTTCAATAAGTATGACGCACTGAGACAAGAAAACATGGCAATTATGACAAGCCAGAATCACTTGCAGGTAACTCTTGATACGAAGCTCGATACGTTAGACGAGATAAACAGCTCAGTTTTAGACGTTAAACGCAGTCTAAGAGAACATGGATTAACTTAAAGGAGGACTTATGATAAAGGAAATATTAAATGATAAGTTGTTCGTTTTAATAGTCATAGTCGTTGTAGTGGCGGCACTGTTTATTGTACTTAAAGGAACTTTCGGTGCGCACGTCGGAGCCTTAGGCCAACAGGCAAGTGTTCAAGTCGGAGAGCCTGCCCATTAAACACGCATGGCTTGATCTTTACAGGAAGTACAAGGAAGAAAGACGAATCATAACCGAATTACACAACATGGAGAATAATCTAATGGGCGCAATCGATGATTTGAAGCAAGCCATAGCAGACTTACAAGCACAGGAGACCTTAGTCAAAGACTTTGTTGCCTCAATTCTTGTGAGGATTACGGACTTAGAGGCGGCAGTTGAGGCCTCAAAGAACGTTGACCCCGCAATCATACAAGCCACAGCCGATATAAGACAAGAGATTGAGGACTTGAAGAACGACATCGGAGCGCCAGAAGCTTGAAGGAACTCGGGATTTGGACTCTAATCTTCATCGGGATAATAGTTCTGATATTCCTTAGCCTCGCCATAAGCGGGTGTGCGGGAATCCCCTTCACATCAAGCCCAAGTCCCAAGATGAGCGAGTCTTGGTCAAAGACAGAGGACATAACACCTGTCGCGGTGGGCCTTGTAGATGGTAAGCAGGTCGCCATCAACGAGACTCACCGTGCGATAGCTGTGAATAGAGAGGTCGTAGTAGAGAAGAAGCCTTTACTCCAAGCCATCTGGGGCTGGTTCGTCGGCCTCGGCATGATTGGGGGAGCGTTGGCTTTCTTCTTCCCCACAGCCTTCTTCGCTATAGCCTTGTGGCTACTTAAGAAGTGGAACACCCTGAAGCGTGAGTACGTGCTTCACAAGGAGGCACTTGTCGAGACAGTCAAGGCTGTTAAGGAAACAGAGGCCATTAAGAAGGACGCCGATCTTCATCATGCACTCGATGTCTTACAGTCTCAAGAAACCAAGAAGTTAATCGGACAAATAAGGGCGACACTATGAGTCAAACGGTCAGAAAGCAATTAACTAATCGCATATGGCGAATAAATAATGTTGAAAAATGCCGTGTTTATACTAGAAAGTGGCGATTAGCTAATCCTGAAAAAGTCTCTGCAAAGGCAAAAATCAACAGAGAGAATCTTGACCCTTGGGTTAAGACATTCTATGAAGTAAATAAGCGTTGTAATCAGCCATCGTTCAAGTCATTCAGCTACTACGGTGGTCGAGGCATTAAGAGCCTTATGAAAAGGCAAGATTTTGAACATTTATGGTTCAGAGACAATGCCGATTTAATGGATAAACCTAGTATAGATAGAATTGATTCCGACGGAAACTACGAGTTATCAAACTGCCGATATATTGAGATGTCAGAAAATATCGCAAGAGGCAACAGGAAAAAAATCGGTGAATTAAATCCAAAGTCTGTTACCACAACAGATACCGTTAGGGCTATTAGAAATGAATACATACCTAATGTTGTTACTTCAAAAATGTTGGCTAGTAAGTACAAACTAAACCAGCACACGATTGATTCCATTCTTTACAAGAGAGATAAGTGCTGGAGGACTGTATGCTAGAGAGACTTTCAAAGCAGGAATTTATTCTAGGATTTCTGTCAGTCTTGATACTAGGACTACGGATTGGATTCTACGTTATTCCGCTCGCAGTGCTATGCTCTGTATTATGGGCTTGTGGAGGAACTTTCTTAAAGCTTATAAGGAGACTTGGAGTACCAGCATCAGTCGTTGTGGTGTGTTCATTCGTACTCGGATTCCATTGGATTTATCTTATCTCAATTATTGCAGGATATCTTGCCCTAATATGCGGTGATTCTTACCCAGATGTGTCCACAGGCGACGCAGGAAGCTGGCTTGGTGCGAAGATTCATAAGCTTGGCCTAACTGATTACTGGGGTGGGTTACTGACAAAAGTTTTGGTAGTTTTAATTTTACAAGCATCTTGGGTTCCAATACTGTTTTTCTAAGGAGATAAAATGACCAGGCAAGAAATAAGAAATATGGCTAGGAAAAGACTTGGTGAAACTATCGGAGCCTTCTGGTCTGATGCTGAACTTAATTCTTGGATAAACGAAGCCGGTGAAGACTGTGCTTTTAAAACCAAGTCTATTAGAACTAATGCTTATTTTACTACAGTCTTAGATCAACAGGAGTATGTATTATCTTCTGTGGCACCAAATATTTATTCGGTGTTGGATGTTTACTTTAATATTAACGGAGTTACATGGATAAGACTTCAGCCTATAGCTAATAGAGAAGACCTTGATCTTCAGTATCAAGGATGGAGAAATGCTCTTTCTGCTGCGCCGTATGCTTATTATTGGGATAGAGAAGAAGATGTATTCCTTCTTTATCCTAAGCCTGATGTGTCAAACTCAGGCACAAATTACGTAAGAATTTTTTATACGAAAACATTCACAGCATTATTAAACGATGCCTCTAGTCCTGCTCTTCCAGAACCTCTTCATTTAGCACTGGTTGATTGGGTTGTAGGTTTGGGGTATGAAACCCGTGGGTACGGAGACAAAGCGAATGATGCTATGTCTAAATACGATGCCAAGATTCAGGCTTATAAATCAGAACGTAATCGTGAAAAAGAAGATGATGAAATAATTATGCGTGGATATAGAAACGGCAAAGGGTATTAATGCCACTAACTTCTAATTTAAAACCCTGGTATATCAAGACTTTGCCAGGAATGAATAACAAAACCGAAGTCCTTGAACAACAGGATAAGTGGGTAAGTATTGCTCAAAACTGCCGGTTTGAACCTGAGCCTGGAGCTGTAGACAAACGATCTCCATTGGCTTATTACAATACTACCTCTCTTGGGTTAGGTAAAAGTCTTGGTCTTTATAGGTATTACGGAGCCTCAGGAAATATTAAAACAATTTACGGTTGGGGCACAAGTGTTTATGTAGGAGATGATGGGGCAGGAACATTTACCGCTATCAAGTCAAACCTGACTTCAGGTAAACGGTTATCATTTGAAACGTACCGTGATCTTGTAATTATATCCAACGGGTTTGATGACATATTTGTTTATGATGGATCAAGCGATAACATTACTTGGGAACTTGGCTCTTGTAAAGCGAAGGTAGGGGCTGGTACAGGAATCACAGCCACTGCTATTACGTATCAAGTTACTATAGATGTAGATGCTTATATTAGCGGTGCCATATCAAATGAAATTGCCACAGTCACAAATCAAAACATTCTTTTAAGTAACATTCCTCTTGGTCCAATAGGTACAACTAATAGAAAAATTTATAGAAAAGATAGTGGTACTGGAGGAGCGTATAAACTCGTAACAACCATAGCCAATAACACAGCCACGACTTATACAGATGTTACAGCTTCCGGTTCTTTAGGAGCTGCTATACCGCCAGTGACTGACAATATGCCGAAAGGGAATATTGTTCAAGTTCACAGAGAACGTTTATTTATAGCCGGAGATCCTGATGAACCCAATAGGATTTACTACTCTCGTCCTTATCTTCCGTGGTACATCCAGGTAGTTACTCAAGAAGACTTTCTTGATATTGACCGTGATGACGGTGACGAGATTATGGGCATACCAGTACAGCTGGGTGTAATGGTATGTGTAAAAAAGAATACATGTCGAAAGGTTTATGTTAATTCTCCTACCTCCGGAGCTGATCCAGATACCTGGTACGCTGAAGATCCTTCAGCTTGGATAGGAACAAGGAGCCAGGCTTCTATTTGTCAAACAGCCCGCGGGATAGTCTTCTTAGGATGGGATCACTGGTATGTCTATGACGGTGCTACAGTCCAGCCAATTATTGATGAGTTTGATGCGGATAATATTCTTCCGGCTAACTTCTCCGAAGTAGTTTGTTATTACGTGCAAGACGATGTTCTTCTTGCGGCGTACACAGATAGAACTCTGGCCACAACTTATAACAATCGTCTTATGATTTACAATTTTAAGCGGCAAGCTTTGTCTTATGACACTGTAAATGTGTCAGCTATAACTGCTCACACAGGAGATGATGAAGCCGGTGAAGTCTACTATGCTGATTCAACACAAGGGTATGTTTATAGAACAGAAATATCAGATATTTTTTATAAACTTCAGAGAAAGTCAGAAGCCAATTCAGGAACGTTAAACGATATCTTTGTTGGAGGTACAGAAGCAAGACCAACTATTCAGATCGGAGCTATTACAGCCGCCTTATCTATACCAAATGATGTTTGTATTTTTTGGGATGGAGCTACTGATAATCCTGGATCTGGATGGACTGAGATTACTGGATTTAACGATAAGTACATTAAAATAAGTTTAGCCACACTTCAAACTACTGGTGATGTCACTTACTCTGATTCACCTGATGAAGTAGATATTGTTTATACAACGTATCGTTTATTTAAGAAGAATAGCTCTACGACTGAATATACATTTCCTGATGGAGCCATTGTTATGTGGGACTCTCCTGGGGTACCGGTTGGATTTGTTGAATCCAGTGTACCTGGAAACTATATAAGAACATCCACTACTCCTACAACGGAAGGCATAGAAACAACTGTATTTATAAAAGATTCATCTCATATAACGTTTGATAATGTGGATAACGCTATAGATACATTCACTAAAAATCTACACGGATTATCCAACGGAAATAGGGTAAAGATTAATGGCGGTACTGTTCCTAATGGACTTGATTCTTCCATAAGTTATTTCATTATAAACTCTTCTGCTAATTCTTTTCAAATAAGTCTAGTATTAGCCGGTGCAGCCGTAGACTTTACATCCAACGGAGCTAGTGTTTATTACACTAGAAGTGACGGAACTAACTTTGATAATACGATTGCATTTAGATTTATTAAAAAGGTAGGAGAACAAGACACTTGGGATGGAGTTGATCAATTTGCATATTGTCTTTATAACTCTGTATCTGCTCCTGGTAATGGATGGTCAGATGTCACGACTACCTATGATGGCCGGTATCTTATTGCCGGATCAGGAATTCCTGAGAAATCTGATGGGGATGTAAGTCTTAAAGGACCTATTAATCTTTTAAATTTAACAGACACGTCGCATTCTTATACCGGAGCGAATGGTCCAGATTCACATGATGGAGCTATAGACACAGCTGAAACAGGCTCAGTGAGTTGGAGTGAGAGCGGCGGGTCAGGCTCTTCATCATCTGGTAATTTTATTATTGAATCAGTGCATGAGTTCTTATTTCCTAGGGATATTACTTCAATTAAGTACAGGATGTCAGGTTCTGGCAATAGTCTTGGTTTTACTGATAACGGATCACACGCTGAATATTATATTCAGTATGCGTTGGATAGTGATCCTGATACTTGGGTTGATCTTCCAGGAAGTAGAGTTAGATCTGAACAAAATGCCGGTGGAGGCGGCGGTACTACAAATGCAAGTGTTAATTCAGGGGCCGGTCTTACTACAATAGCTATCTCATTAACTGGTGTAACCAAGATACAGGCTGTTGTGAATATCGGTGGATATGCTAATGAAAACGGAGCCGGTTCTGCTTCTGGAAATATTTACGAGATTCAAGCATTTGGTATGCCTAGTCAATTTGTTACGTTTAGGCTGGCTAATAAGATCTTGGGGCACATGCTGGATTACAATACCGCGTTAGTTACGCCAATGTTTAATGGTACATGGATTTCTCCGGCATTGAATATCAATGCTAGGACTTTAAACTTAATGAAATGGAATGAGAATAAACTAGCTACTGATGAGATTGATTTATTCACACGTACAGGTTCAACTCAAGTTTCTGTGGTTAATGGAACTGTAGTCACAGCAGATAATACAACGGAGAAGTTCACGGCAGTGGGACATGGCTTAGTAAATACAGACCGCGTTACGATAGATGCGACTGTAATGCCAACAGGAATAGTAAAGACAAGAATGTACTATGTAGTTGGAGTGTCCGGTAATGATTTTCAAGTATCTTTAACTTCAGGAGGTTCAGTTGTAGCGTTCTCTACTAACGGTACTGCTGTAACATTTAAGAAGTGGAATGGTCCTTTATCAGATCCGAATGGTTCACAGATTACTTCAGTTCCAAATGCTTGGCTTCAATACATTATTGTTTTTACAGCAGCAGACTCAACCATTTCTAATCCAAAGGCTTTTTTCTCTGACGGATATGTAGTTCAATTCAGTTATTTAAAGGGCGGTATCACAGCTGAAACATCCGTTGAATGGATCTATGCAATAGGCAGACGTAACTTTGATGAGCCTTTTGTAGATAAGATTTTTAAGAAAATTGTTTCTTTACATGAAGGAGAAGTCGGTTCTTTTAAAGTTGAATGGGATACTGAAGAGGACTCAGGAGAGTTTATAGTTGACCTTCAAACTAATCCTAAGAGATGGGAAAGCTTTTTTCCTGATACGGCTTGGGGGCGTGAAATCAATTTAACATTTTATAAGAACGACTTAAATGCTTTTAGGCTTAGAGAATTAAGCGGTATCTATTCACCGGAACCTATAATTGTATGAGCGTAAAAAAAGTATTCGATGTAACACAGTTTGGACAGGATAACATCGCTGTTCTAAGGCGTATCTTAGATCAGGTATCACACGATGCTTTGACATTTAAGTTTACCGATGTTGTTCCAACAGCTGAGACTGTTGACTATCACGAAGCTGTTATTTATGACAATGGAACGGATCAAAAGGCTTATGTTAAAACAGGAAAAGGAAACTTATTAAATTTATCCAGTGGAGCTACAGGGGCAACCGGTGCTGCTGGACCGGCTGGACCCGCGGGACCTA